GATCCTAATGCCAATACTTTTAACGTCAAACTTAAAAGTGCTGGTGTTTTATCCTTGCGGATCAAATCCTCGGCTGAAGCTTCAATCCTGAAATTGACAGCCTTGATGAAATCGGAAGCCACGTTTGCGGTCGAAGTTATCCGTCAAAACGGAGCTACTGTAGTAGCTTGTGATGACGGTAATGCGACAATCGCTGGACCTCCTGAGGAATCCATTGGTGAGGAAGTTGACACGAAAGAGTGGATCATCCTCATCAAGAACTATACGAACTAGAACCCCATAGGGTTGTTCCTTTATTGAAGGGAACAACCTTAGCTGGCTTGACCGTACTGGTCTGGGCGGTCAAGCCAGCGACTTATATAGAATGGATAATGATGGCAAAGTATAATCCAACAGATAACATCCTTATCGTTGGCCCCAGCCCACCTATTAAAGGTTTGGCTAATACTCCTGATGCCATTACATTCACCCCTGAGAAGGATTTATACGGTTATTTGGACATCACGTTAATGCAATCGAGCAGTTATAATACGCTCATCACTGTCCTTCGGAAATTGTCCGGGGTTATGCCGTTCTTTCCGATTGAGTGGAAACCACCGGGAACACTTGATTTCTTGTACTTCCCTACATGTATGTTCGGATATCGGCCTGTAATGGGCATAGGAGGCCGTCTAACGGTCGTAAAGGACCATTCATCCACCTTCCCGAGGCGTTATACGGCGGGAAATCAAATAGGAAACAACACCACTCGCATTCTTTGTTGCGGGATTAATGATTTGATACTGGGAGACTTTTAGAACTTATAAAAAATGAGGAAAAGAACATGGCTATCAAAACACAATTGGGAGAAACGAAATTCAAAACAGAACCTTTAAAGGGTTCGTTGGCAATGAAAATCGGATACAACTGGGGACGTAAATTTTACGATCCTTTTGTCCAGATACTCCAAAACACCTTTCAGAATTTCAGTGAAATCGGTCAGATAGATTTAGCCAGTACTAATTTTGCCGAGTTGGCCGTGGTATTCGTGAAATCAGGTTCAGCAGCATCCCTAAAGGATTTCCTCGATAAGGTTGAATATGATGACCTGATTGATTTCCTTACTGGCGGCAATCTTGACGGTTGTGAGGGCGGTCTGTTGGCCTCCACAAAGGTCCTTATAGATGATGAGTACGTTCCGATTGATTTCGATAGGGATTTCGCCGGTATTCTGGATGTTGCATTTAAACTGGCGTGGTTTGTTTTGGGCGTTAACTTCCCTTTTATCGCAAAACTGTGGAACCTGAGTGGTATCGAAAGCTCGGAGGAACCAGTAGTGAAGATTGTGGAGAAGGAATAACGTCGGTAACGGAGCCACCATCCTCTATAAAGGAGGATGTGACGTTCTGGGATTTGTGGATAAACTTAGGTGCGGACTTACAGCATTTGCCGATCTTAGAAAATTTGACGTTTCAAGGGATATATAAACTGATGGATGCCTTACATTATCGCAAAGCAAAAGAGGATAGGCAAAAGGACGACGGTTTTGTTGATACGAAACGAGGCAAAGTGTACCAGAAACATTTAAAGTACATGAACAGTATCTGAGGGTCATAAATGCTTATTAGAGAGCTGCTTACAAGATGGAAGTTCAACGTAAATCAAAACCCGTTGAACAAATTAGATAGCAAAATCGGCTCCATAGGCGGCTCATTTGGTAAAATGGCTGCGGCTGGTACTGCTGCCCTGGCGGCTATTACGATCCCAGCCCTGCAGTTGGATAAGGCTTTATCCCATACCATGACCTTGACAGGTAAGGTTGGGGATGAATACGATAAGCTCGATAAAAAACTCAAAAGTCAAGCTATCTCACGGGGGGTAGAATTCGGTTTTTCAGCTGAGGAAGTGGGTGGGCCTTCCTTCTATTCAACTATATCCAGCGGTGTAGAGGAGGGGACGGAAGCTTTTACCAACTTAAATAAGGCCGGTTTAAAGTTGGCTCAGACGGGAGGGACAGCTCCAGCGGTTGCGATTGAGTCTTTAGCTGATACTTTAAACGCCTTTAAAATGGATGTGAGCGAATATGATAGAATAGCAAATACAATGTTTGCGTCTACCATTAAGGGTTCGACTACATTAACCCAACTTGCCGAGGCATATACCAAAGCAGGTCCGGCTGCGGCTGCAGCAAATATGTCGATTGAAGAAACCAGTGGTCTTTTAATTAAATTATCTGCTATATCTAAAGGAGCTGATGCAGGTACAGCCGTTCGTCAAATCCTAAACAGGATAACAAAGACAAACTCAATAGCTGGTAGAGAATTAGCTAAATATGTAAAAGTCTATGAAAAGGGCGGTAAGAAACTTCGACCTATCGTAGATGTTTTGTATGATTTGCAACAAGCCACCAAAAAAATGACCTCTGAAAAGCGTAAGAATACTCTATCTTTGATTGCAGGGGATGAAGCTGAAACAAAATTAACTTTTCTTTTAGGTACAAACTTGATGGCCTTGAAAGAACTGAATGCAGAATTACTGACACATAGTGATCGTTTAGACAAAGCGTTTGGGGAAAAGACTAGAACTGCCAGCTTCCAGCTACTCAGATTGAAATTGAATATAGCTGGTATTTTAAAGCTTTTAGGTGGGCCTATTGTAGAATCTTTGGGTGGTTTCGTTAGGGGTATAAATGATCTTTTGAGTGGGGTAAGGAAATTCTTAGATGAGCATCCTGATTTCACAAAAGCTTTAGGCCGTATTCTGATAATCTTCACTGGTGTCACGGCAGCGGTCAGTGGTTTATTGGCCTTTTTACCTGGCCTGGGTAAAAAAGGTACCATCTTTACCAAATTGGCCAAAGGGGCTAGCAAATGGTTGATCGGTATTCTGGCCGTTACCCTTGCTCTTGATGATTTGTACATCACCCTAAAAGACCCGATCAATAATAAATCCTGGATCATTGAACTTGATCGTTTGATGGACAAATATAAATCATGGTTGAAGATTGTATCCCCTGTAATCGCTGCAATGAGGGAATTGGTTGATCTGGTTAAAGAACCTTTGACTGATATCGTTCTCAAAAAGGCTGAAATGGATATCGGTGCGACTACTGTTACTCATGGTGGTAATGGGATGTCCATGCCTTCGGCTCCGCAGAACTTTTCTGAACCGATGTCAGGCTCTATGGCATCATTCCCGCCTATGGAGGTGAGTGAGTTCATCGAGGTTACGGTTAAAGACACAACCGAGGATATCAAAAAGGTCGTGGAGAATGCAGTGAAGGGCTATACAGACGAGAAGAGACGTAAAGCATATTACACGCTGAAAACCATTAGATAGAGGATTTTAATATGCCGAGCCCAATAGATTTTGTAGCAGGAATAATTTTTAGTCAAGCCCCTCCAGTGAGGGTTGAGGCTAGTTCAGATGTAAAAAAGGATGCTGGCTTTTTGGATGGGAAAGTTGCGGACGCTTTAGGGATTTCAAACGATCCAGAAGTGTCGGATTCGGTTATTGAATTCGACGTAACCACGACTGAAACTTACAATTTCGACAATACCATATCAGATTATGCTATTGAAGGTCGGGATGCCATTCAGGATCATATCAGGAACGAACCTGATATATTTGCGATTTCAGGGGTCGTATCAGATAGCCCAATAAACATTGGGCTATTAGGAGGTATTGCATCTACGGTCAAGTCCTTTATTGATAAAGTAAACTCAAAAGAAGAGCGTTCAATTACCGCGTTCAAGACGATTAAATACCTGAGGGACACCAAACAGATAATAAAACTGACAACATCATTAGGGATTTTTGACGATTTAGTTATTACCGGGGCGGCAATAGCCAGAACCCCAGGGGATGATGGTTCACTCCCACTATCTATTCGTTTTAAAAAGATGAACTTTGCAATAACCGACGTTGGTGTTCTGCCTTCGGACGCAAAACCCGACGGGACCCAAGGGACAAAAAATGATGGGAATAAACCCCCGACACCAAAAGACGATGGAGCCGCCGGGGCTGGTTCGGGGACAGGACCTGAAAAATCTATGCTGTACATGCTGTACCCAGGGCCAATATCATGACATTAAGTATCCATGAAATTGATGTTTCGAACTACGTGGAAATCCGTTTGAATTCCAATAGTCCAGACTACAAGTTCAATACCAATTTAGGAGGTATAGCGTATCAAATCCACCTGAACTATAAGTATCGTTTTGATGCATGGTATATAGGGATTTCAGCGGTTAGTGGTGAGGACATAATTTTAAACCAAAGGATCGATTGCCCTCAGACCTTTACCCTAAAAAATAAGACCGTAAATGCCCCAGGAGGTACGTTCTTCTTCATAGACACATCAAAGCCCGCCTCGGCAGCTAAGACGACGATAACACGGCAGAACATCGGTTCTACGGTCAGGTTATATTATGTCGGTTGAGCATTTCATTGAAACCACAATATCCAGTGATATTTCCGGGGTATCCTTCACGATCAACCCCTATAAAATACTGCAGGAACAGGAGCTTACTACCCCCACAAATAAATTGTTAGGTAGCATCTATACTCGTTTTTCTTTTACACAAGATATGACGACCGATTCAGACGGCCTGAGTATTCAATTTAATAATCTGGACGAGGATTCCGTTAACTTATTGGCTACTTTGGCCGAATCGAAACCACGAGTTATCGTCAAAGCCGGGTATAAAGATGCCGACCTGTGGACGTTCGTGGATGCCAGGATCATATCAGTGAAAACCTTTTGGGAAGGCGTTGATAAAGTTACCACAATACAAGGAAAACAAACGGCTGGGATCAATGAAAACAACTACCAAATATCGGTAAAGGAAGCCAAAAACATAAAGGCAAATCAGATATTGAGCAGCCTTTATGACAAGGAGGTATTTGACCCTACATGGTTGGGAAACCTTGAAATTTACTCGAACAGGCTTTATACTTTACAAATGATCGAAGCTGCGGGGGATTCCAGTAAGAGTTTGGAGAAACTCCTCATCAATAAAAATATAAGCTATAATTTAAACGCCGTAAATCGAATACTGGGAGCGGATTTAGTTGACGTATTGACCCAAAACTCCCTAAATACCGACAACCCAAATGAAATCATAACCAACTTAACCTTTGCAACCGGCCTTTTAAGTCCGCCTTTACCGACAGAAAAAGGAATAACCTTCCGATGCCTACTAAGGCCGAATGTTTTTCCATCCAAAAAGGTTAAAATCTTAGATGATATTTACCTCGTTACAAAAACTACCTCGGCTGGGGATAATTATGGTGGGGATTGGACAATCGAAGGTGAAGCGGTTTCAACTGATATTGATACAGAGGAGGTAAAATTCATATGAACTATTACCTATTAAATGAAGACCCCTCAGAAATGGAATTCCAAAGAACCGTTTTTAATGCGTTTATGAACGGTATTGAAACAGCCGATCCTGGGTTTATTGTCGAATATAATCCTGATACTAAGCTGGCTGATGTTCAAATAGCTCCGAGAAAAGCTCTACCTTTAGAACAAATAGGTACACGTACCTTTGAGGATAAAGGCTACGAAGATCAAATAGTTATCCCTCAAATCCCAGTTGTTTTTCCATCATTCTCAAATAAGAATTCCAGTGGTATTCTCCATTTCCCCTTAGAAGCTGGATCTCCAGGAATTATTATATTTTGTAAAAATACAACCCGAAACTACAACGAAACCGGGGGTATTTATGAACCATCGGACAATGCAAAGCATAATATGAATGGTGCGTTCTTTATTCCTGGCGGATTACCGACCCCAAACAACGTAAAGAATACATCCAGCACAAATCTGGAGCTTATTGTCAATGCGTCGAATGGAAAAACATCCAAAATCCAGATTGATACCGGGAACGGTAATATCAACATTGAATCCAAAGGAACTATTGATATAAATGGTGGTGCGGTAAACGTAGGTGGTGACGCTGAGGCCATAATCAAAGGGGACACCCTAACAAGTTTAATCGAATCCATCTTTGGGTTGGTTCTGGCTTCGGGAGTCGCAGATATTGCTACGGGTAAAGTGACCTTTACGGTTTTGCCTAAAGCAACGGATTTTGCTGATGCAAAAAGTGAAATAGCTAAAACTAAATAGAGGTTTTTCACTTTTTTGTCTATATAATCCTCTACTGAGGAAGGATAATAATGGGCCAGCTAAAATTATACACAACGGATTTAGGGCAGGTTGATTTATACAGAGTGGAAAACAACCTCCAACCTGCTAAGGATAAAAACGATACCGGTCAAAAGGTCCTATTGCGTTCATCCACGAATAAGGGCGAATACCCCTATAATTTCTCATATGGATTGGATTTTGTTGGTTCTATTCTGGCCCAAAAACCAGTCCCGTCAAAATCAACCATAGCCGCTTTGATAAACGAATCATTGCTTTCCATCGAGGGTGTCCTAAAGGTAAATCCTCTTGATTTTACATTTAACGAAGATGGGTATATTCTAAATATATCGTATTCGCTGGAAACAGCCGATGGAACAATTGAAGGACAAGTTTTATGAGCCGAATTAAAATGACAGACCGTGGCGTTTATACACCCTCTTTCGATGAAGCCAGGGAAGAAAATATAATTGCATGGAAAGACAAGTTCTCCGATGCTGATACATCCCCAGATTCCATCGATGGACGTATTATCGATATCGACACTGAACGTGAAGTCTCAATCAACTCGGCTGTTCAAGGTTTGGCCGATTCTATCGATCCAGACGCCGCTACAGGTTTTCCGCTCGAGAATATTTGTGGGTACATTGGGCTCAGTCGCAAAGGAAATACCTATTCGACAGTAGAGTGTGGATGTACTGGAACCCCTGGTTATACCGTGGCTTCTGGTCAAATTGTACAGATAAAAGAGGGTAAAGCTAACTCGGGTAAAACCCTTACCAACGATGAGAATTTTACTTTTGATGTTGCTGGGGCCGCAACCGCAATTTTCAGAACTCAGGAATATGGTTCAGTTCAGATCGATCCGAATTCCGTTACAGAAATCGTAACGATTTTGGGAGGGTGGTCAGCTATTACCAACGATGATAAAGGTACACCGGGAACTCTGATCGAAACCGACGCCACTCTAAAGATTCGGAGACAACAATCCTTACAATATCCTGGTGCCGGTACCCGTGAAGGTGTCTACTCTCGGATCCTGGCCCTGGATGGTGTTTCCTCGGCATATTTATTCAATAATAACACGCCTTATATAGTTCAGGGCGTACCTGGATACAACGTAGAGGCGGTTGTGGAGGGTGGTGATGACACCCAAATAGCCGAAACCCTATACTATTACCGTTCAGAAGGTGCAAAAAGCTATGGTGATTTTACTGAAATAGTTCAGGATTTCAATGGTGATGACGTTTCGATTTCATTCTCCAGACCTGAAGATATTGCCATATGGTCCAAATTAACCCTTACAGTGGATTCCAATTTCAATTTAGGGACGTTCCAAACGTATTCAGTTACCGTCACCGCTGCCAATGCTGGTGATTACACGATCACGATCAACAATCAAGCTTATACGTTTACGGCTTCAGCAGGTAATACCGCAGCTCAAATAGCGTTTGGTTTGAATTCAGCAATCAATTTAGGTACATACTCGCCGGTTGGTTCATCCTATATTTCTGGCAAAGACTACCTCACCCTGACAGCAAAAGCTCAGGGCGTCGGTTTCGTGGTCTCCACGGTTTCGGTGGACCTTGAAATCAAAGAAACAGCTAAAAATAGTGGGGATACTCAAAAGATTATTCAGAATATCGTGGATTTCTCTCAGGGATATTTAACGATTACAACCGAGGAAGGATCTATCGGCGGTAAGCTGGAGGTGGGTGGCCAAATCGAAGCGGACAAGCTTATATTGCCCGCAAATTTAAACCTCCATATCAATAAAGCTGAATTGAATATTTCAACCGTCGGGGCTGCAATTACGGATACAATTATCAGTGTCAATTTCAAGCAATTGGGCAACCTATCAGCCTATCGTTTTGTAGTGGAGTACGTTTAATGAGCTATGGTACACCATATTCGTCACCTTATGGGGCGTCCACGGTTTTAATCCATTCTGATGGATACCAGGCCTCCCAGTGGCGTAACTCTATCGCTCGGATGACCGATTTATTTAAGATAGTGGTCAATTCCGATGGTACGTTTGAAGGGCCACAAAACATTGGTGATTTGTTCCAGGCCAAAGCCATCAGCCAACAACATATCGAAGATTTTATCGATATGTTCCTCAAAACTGCAAATATCGACAATGCAAATGGCTGGCTTTTGGCTGTCATCGGCAAATATTTTGGGATAACCCAGAAAAACACCGAAGCTGATATCGCGTTTCAACGCCGAATCCGAGCAAATATCATTGCAAACTCCTCAAAAGGTACCGGCAAAGATATTTTTGATCTTGTGAATCTGATGGTGGATGATAATGATTTCTGCCAGATTCGACAATATACTCCAAATACCTTTATCGTTACAACCGACGGCTCGGTAACTGACCCTGTCGATTACAAGAAATTAGTGGATAGAGCCACCGGAGACGTATATCAAAACGCTATAGGTATCGTGGACGGTGAAACTCCATTTAACTTTGCCTCAGCTCGGTCTTTGGCTAACCGACAGGCAGCTCCTTCAGGTGCGGCCACTGTATGTAGAGTAATAAAATCAAATTGTCTAAAAGAAAACTATGGGGCTAAAATATTAGGTGGCCAGACCGGCACGGCTGGGGCCGCTTACTTTATCGTTTCAGGTTCATCCATTGATGCGACCGATTTTCGGCCGGTTGATTTGCTTTATTATGCAGGTGATACAACTCCTGCAGCCGACGGTTCGTACACGATTTTCAAATCGGTTTATCAAGGGGCTGATATATTTTGGGTTTATGTACGCGAAACCATAATCAGTACGGCTGTTTTCGATGGTACGACTATGGGGGTCGGGATCGAAGCCGGTGAGTTTGCTGGTGGTGAAATTTGTGTACTGGCAGGTACATCAAGCTCCGATGTTCGAACAATTGATCCGACTGGGGCATTTTTAGGAACGGCAGGATACTGGGACTTCACGGTTACGGATGGCTTTACCGCTACTCTTGACGCCACAAGTTTTGTTAACCTTATTGATTATCCGAACTTAGGTTTTGCCGGTTTGAATAGTTATAGCAATATCCAGGTATCGGCAGGTACTTTACCGTTCCAGGTAGCAATTTTGCAGGCCTCCTTCACTCCAGCAATTATTGCGGGGGATTTTGCCAACGGACAAATAACCATCATTGAAGGAGCGAATAACAACGAACGCGGTAATGTACGAATAATTACCTCAGATGGGGCAATTGCAAGTGGTGCTTATTGGGTGTTCGAGGTAACTGAACCATTTAATGCCGACACAATAACCACGGCAAATTTCGTGAATATTACTGACGATCAAAGCTTTTTAGGATACTCAATTTCGTGATGAGGATGAAATAAAAAATGGGAAATATCAATAAAAATTTAGGCGAATGGGCATCAAACGGATCGTTCGTTGATACCGTTCCTCCTGGTAAATTAGCTGACGGTTTCGTACCTGGTGAAACTCCATTCTGCGGATTTTTAAATAAACCGCTTTCCGAGAATTACAACATCAATAAATACACGGAAAGACTCCTCTCCGGAGCCCTGCCTAAAGGCGTCTACGATGGCCTTTTGATTCATCATGATACCGGTGGTACCTTTTCACTTTATGGTGCTAAATACGC